TTCTTTATCTAAGTCTTTAAGTTTGTTAGATAGCATCTTTCTACGGGCAATGCGTTCAGCTTGTTGCTTTTCTAGCGTAGATTGATGTTCAGGGCGTAGCATTGCATCTTCTTTCTTGTACTTGCGGCTCATATGTTCCATTACATATCCTTCATTTTTTCACGGATTGTGTCTTTTCTGCTTTGCGGTTTAGCAGTCTTAGCAAACTCAATAAAGTCTTGCTTGCTAGGAGCAGCTTTACTGCCCACCTTGTTCATCTTTTCGCCTGATCCTGCCTTAATGCGTTCACGCTTGGCGTGGATATTTGCGTATAGTCCTTGTTTAGCCACAGTTCCATCTCCTCATGCTTGCTTTTGCTCGTTCAGCGTTCTTGCTGTTCTTTACTACCCCACCCATTCTTGCACAAAAACTAGCTTTTCTGCCTTTATCGGCATCGGTTTTAGGGTTTGGGGCGGGGGCTTTTAAATTAGCGTTGTTCTTACGGTTGTAGGCTTCACGACCTTTAGCGGTCATGCCAGCCCCTTGGTCGGTAGGTAAATAGTTCTTACCCTTACCTGTCGTGGTTTTGGGAATAGGCTTATCGTGCTTTTCTACTGCGGCACGGATGTCATCCCTACGACTCATGCTTTTTCTTCAATATATTTAGCGTAAGCATCTTCTAGCTTGGCTTTGCGGTCACCTTTGGCGTTCTCACGCTCAACGCTGAGTGCTATGGCTACGGCTTGTTTCTTAGGTTTGCCAGCTTTCATCTCGGCTTTAATGTTCTTGCCGACTGCTTCTTTACTGCCTGATTTAACGAGTGGCATATATATCCTTATTTCAAGAACTTTAGTTTGTATGCGGTAGTGTTGATAAGGTCTGCAATCTCATCAATGATATTTTGTAATTCGCTGTCTTGGGGCAAGTCTTGGCGGGCTTCTGCCACAAACTTTTGCAAGGATTCCATGTAGCGGATTGGGTCTTTTGGTTGGTGATATGCGCTAGAAAAAGCGGTAAATTTGCCGTATTTGCCCATGTAGGATTCAGCAAATGTATCTGTTAAGCCCACGATGCCGTCATAGTATTCAGCAAGTGCGCTGTGCTTTGAAAAGCTGTCGGTAGACCAATGGAAGAAATGCGTATTGGTCGCAGAATGTAGTAATGTAGCTACAAATAATGCACAATTTTCCATACGAATCCTTATGTTATTGGTGTATTTTCCCCTATTTTTTCAATTATTACCATACATCCACCACCTTTTTTTATTGCGCCACGCTGTACCATCAAGGTGTCAATCTGTTCATCGTTATCAAATACACCAGCATCGGCTAGGGCATCCCAAAGGGCTTTGATACGATTATCAATATCTTGCTTGCGTCTATCTTTTGGGTACAGGGTGACTTGCATCTCAAGGCGGGCTGTGCCTAACTTGGGAACTTTGTACTCCACCACATAATCGCTGACTTGGGCTTTAAACTCCTTGCCTGCCTTGCTTACAAATCGCCTGTGTCCATGACTCCCCCAGTAATGATTGACGGAAGGGGGAAGGGGTAGGGTTAGAATTAACATTAAGGGAGTTTAACAAGTCCACGGTGTCTTGGGTCATTTGTTCAAAACTTGGTATGTAAAACCCCTGACTCGAATAACTGGGCAATCGTTTTTCGGTGCGCTTCTTCCCACCGTTCCACTCTTTCTGTTTTGCTGAGTGTTGCACCTTGGTCGATTTCTGTGTGACAGGTAAAACACAATGCGGCAATTCTGTAATCGTGTGCTTTGAGTCCACGGCCTTTTCCGTCCCTAAGTTGGTTTGAGTGTGCGGCAACTACTGTGCCGTTATTAGCCCCGCAATGCTGGCAGGGCAAGAGTCTAACAATCTCAAGTAAATGTTTATTCCGATAGATTGGCATGATCTACGCTGTGTTGTTCTAACTTTACAGCGGATTCAGCAATGTCTACCGCAATCTCCATCATCTGTATGGGATTATTGACTTTAAGGGCATCATCATACATACGGATTAGTTTTCTTAATACAGCAAACTCGTCACATATAGCTATCATTTTTTTTCCTTTATTTGATAAATACATTTATCGCCTGATGCCTTGCGTTCCACGCTAACCTCAGTAACACCAATGGTTTCGAGCTTTTTTGCAATAAATAAACAAAGGTTTTCTAAGGTTGGAATGCCAAGTTCAGGTACATTGTCTAAAAGTTCATGGTCTAAGGCGTAACAAATAGCGTCTACAGCCTGTTTTATATCCCCAAAATCTCTAACCATGCCGTTTTTGTTGGGTTCACCTTCTACTGAGATACTAGCGTGGTAAGTATGCCCATGTATGTTTTTAGATTTAAGGTGGTCATAAACATTGACTGACCTATTTAGGGTATGTGCGGCATCAAAATAGAATGTTTGAGTCAGCTTCAAAATAAACCATCCTGTTCTACTTGCATAAAATTCCAAGTAGATGGTGCATTATGAGCTTCTATTCTTGCCCTCATTACTTGCGCCCTAGCCTCTTTCGTTGGTGGTGGATAATTGCCGTTTTTCCAATGTTTGTCAATTCCCACATTACGACCAATGTTAGTGCTGTCTGTAGAACTAAAAGGTAATTTGGTAAAAATAGCAGGGTCAAGCATTCTAAGTCCATGTAGTTTGCAGATAGGTCTACCCATGTCATCGCAAATAACTCTCATGCTTGCGCCAATTCTAGACCACCAAGCACTTGTACCAACGGTAGAATATTCCCCCGAACTTCCTATGCAAACCCGCACATAGTAATTTGCTAATTGTTCTAACCTTTCCAATGATTCGTGCATATGCCATACAGGAGTACCAAACCATTTGGGCAATGGGCAATCTTCCAATAACGCATCATTGTCAGCTTCCGTACCATCAATTACATCAGGAATTACGGCAAAATCACAAGATGGGATTTTTTTAAGGTTTAATGCCCAATCGTAATAAGCATCCCAATTAATAACTGGTTTACCGCTTTTCCAAGCACTAAAAGCACCGTTGTCTACAGCAAAAGACTGACAAACTTCAATAGCCGTGCCGACTTGATCGGGGTGGGCATATGAAACAAACGCATGACCCGCCTGAACTGCATAGTTAGCGACTGTAGCTGGCGTTATGGGTAATCCGTGGTAATGAATCATTTTAATATTCGATCTTGGTTACGGTTAGATACTTCTAATGTCTGCCATGTAGCATGGCGCAATTGTGCGGCAGTCAATTCCCACTTGAGTTTTTCAGCATTCTCAGTCGCTACACCAATTGCTTTGCATAGGTCTTGGTATTCCTGACAGGCGTAGGCTTCACGCTCTTGCGCCCCAATGGTCTGTTCACCTGACTTTTTCATCATTATAGATTTCAAGCTACTCTTAAAGCACTCTAGCTGGGCTAATTCACCCTTAGCTTGACTAAATTTTCCTGCGTTTTCAAGGATAAAGTCTATACATTTATTGGGGTCTATTTCTCGCATACAGTTCCTTTATTCGTTTTTTTACATCTGCTTCTGTGTCTTTATGGCGTTCAATTAATTCTTTTACCCTATCCCAGTTGCGGGTACGCTGGGCTATGGCTATATAGGATTGGGCCAAGTATTCAATTTTTTGTTTATAGCTGCTCATCTAATTGCTTAATCTTTTGGCTAATCCTTGCCCGCCATGCTTGCCAAGTTTCTCCACCGTAAGCTGGGCATCCTACTTCTTGGGCTTTACGGGTTGTCAAATCCTCTGTTGAATACCACGGTAATTCAGGCTTTTTATTAGGTTCTAGGTCAATCTCGTCAGTCCACCGTTCAGCGTTTAAAAACGAGGCAGGGTACGGGATAAAATCTTTAGCCGTTTCCTTAATCTTCCAATATTTAAGGTAGTTAGGCATAGCCTCAAGGCATTCTTTTTGCTGTGTAGGGGTTAGTCTGTTCCATGCCCGTTCAGCGTCTTTACGAGCCATTTTACGAGGGTATAGGGAGTAGAAGTCTTGGAAGGTCATTTATCCATCCAGTAATAGAAAAAAGCGGCACTTATCATTACTGCAATAGAGATGATAAATGTCGCTATTAAGAAAACGGTCATTATTGTTTCAATCACGCTGTATAACCTTGAGTCTTACGGATCAGCTTTGCGTCAGGGGCTTTAAGAACTGTAGCTTTAAGTTCGTAGCCGTAGGCATGGGGTAAGGCGTTAGCAAGCATATCTTGTGCCCTATCTTCATCAATGTTAAAGCCATCTTCTACCCAAGTTTCAGTAACTTCAAACTCTACAACCCATTTAAATGTTTTCATAATTAGTCCTTTTTCTATCTCACTCGGTATTGAGTACATTTAGTTTATTAAGTTATCTTAACTGTATCAAGAACTATTTACTAGGGATATACCCTTAGTGTTGTTTTTTTGCAATAGGTGTCCCAAAGGTGATAAGCCTTCATCCATTCAAGAAGTTGATCTTGAAC